GCCAACGGTCCAGAGCGCGAGTAACACTCTTGATATGTTGCCGGCCAATATCGCCAGCCTGCTTCACGTAGCGGGATCGGGTGAATATCAGTCCCGCAGCGAGCTACTGTTCGCGTTCATCACTGGCGCACTCCACAAGAAAGTGGCGGCGAAGGTCATCGGTGACGCATGCCTCAACGATGCCTTCCGGGGCGGCGGCATCTACGAACACTGCCGCGAGAACGGCGGCCAGCAGTATGTTGAGCGGCAAATCGCCAAAGCCGGGCGCGGGCATGAATCGGCCAGCCGCGCGTCCTCGAACGAGACGCCGATCATCACATGCGTGGCGGACGTGCCGGCGCGTGAGATTGAATGGCTTTGGCCGGGGCGTTTTGCGCTCGGCAAGTTCGGGCTGATCGGTGGACATCCCGGATTGGGCAAATCTCAGATCACGTGTGCCATTGCTGCCGCGATCACCAACGGCGGCCCTTGGCCCAACAACGAGGGACACGCGACGCAAGGCAGCGTCCTGATGCTAAGCGCGGAGGATGACGTCGCCGACACGATTAGGCCGCGGCTTGAAGCCGCCGGCGCCGACGTCAGTCGAGTCCACATGCTGGAAGCGGTGCGAACCAACGAGGGCGGTAGGCGCGGCTTGGACCTTTCACGCGATATCGCACAGTTGGAAAAAGCACTCGCCCAGGTGCCTGACACCCAAGCCATCATCATCGACCCGCTCAGTGCCTACATGGGCAAGATCGATTCCCATCGTGCGACCGACGTGAGGTTTGGCGTGCTCGCGCCGCTGCAGGACCTGGCCCAGCGCGCGCGTGTCCGTCATCGGCGTAACACACCTGACCAAAAGCGGCGGCACGGAAGCGCTGGCGCGTTTTATTGAGTCAGGCGCAATTGGGGCTGCAGCGCGCTGCGCCTTTCTGGTGGCGAGAGACGCAGACGACCCTGATCGGCGGTTATTCGTTCCGGCAAAGAACAACCTCGGTCAAGACAAGGGCGGCCTTGCATTCCGGATTGTTGAGAAACCGGCAGCGCATCCGCTGCGTGCGCCCGCGGTGGATTGGCTTGAGCCGGTGGACATGACCGCTGATGAGGCGCTGGCGGCGAGCGTCGGAGAAGATCGGCGCGGCGGAAAGCTGGATGCTGTTGCATTCCTCAAAATTGTTCTCGCTGGCGGACCGCAACCGGCAAAGATGGTCGAAGAGCAAGCGGCTATGCAGGGCATTAGTACTGATCAGCTCAAGAGAGCGCGAAAGAAGCTGGATGTTTGGAGCGCCAAGGAAGGATTTGCCGGGGGATGGCACTTGGGGCTTCCGGGACAGAGGAAGCCTGGCGACGCCCAGGCCGAGCTAATCTGATTACCTAAACGAATCGGCAGCACATCCCCGCGCTCATCGATCGGGCACCGCGGACCAGCAGCGCTTTTGCGGTGCGAGCCCTGCCAATTGCGGCGCCCGAAGGCGCGTTAGACTCTTCTTCGCCCCAAGAGGGCGCGAAGAGGGCGGACACAAAAAGCGCCGCCTTCGCCCTCTTCGCCGCCTTCGAAAGCGGCGGACGACCCGAAGAGAGCGGTACCCGCCCCCTTCGAGTAAGTATATGTTATATATTGTGTTTCTTCTCTCTCGTCGCCGAAGGCGGCGCTTCATGTGCGTTCGGCCGCAAGACGTCAACAATCGCCCGGGAACAAGCCGAAACAGGCGCGACGTGCAGCCGTCACGCCCCTCATCGTGGCAGATCGAGCACGCGTGCGGCGCTCGTCAGTTCAGGCGTGACATCCCGCACCCCCGAGGCGCGCCAAACATCGTCGCGCAGGAGAAACTTGTGACTGTTCGTGCGCGCGACAAAAGTCGCACGCGCATCAACGATCGCATGGGGAATAATGGCCGCACGCAACACCCGATAGTCTTCGGTAAAGATCACCCCGGCTAGAAAGTCGAAAGGCTGGCCAGCAAGATCTCGGATCGCACCCAGCTGGCGGGATAGGTTATGCCGTGTGACGCGGCGTCCTTTGATCTGATAGCGAGCGCCGTCCTGGTCGATGGCATCTATATGGGCGTTGGAATTGGCAGCGGGCGTCCAGCCAAAGGCCCGGCAGAACAGGTACTCGGCAGGTCGCCGGTCACGTTGTTTGAGGTCCGCGCAATCTGGCGACTGCGCAATTCGTCAGCAATGCGTGCCTGAAACGCCAATAACTCGACCGATGTCAGTCGCGTGAGATCGACCATGTGTCTTTTAGCTCCTTAGCGCGTCGCCGCCTCTCGTGAGGCACCATCAATTATAGCCGCGTGTCGTTCCAATCATGCGGCCGGTTCGAAACACCTCCGCCGCGCGTACAAGGGGTTCTAAAATCCCCTGCCAAAATCGCCGACCCGGCCTTTGATTTCAAAGGACTTTTTTTCTCGCCTTTGGCGTATCCGAAAATATCGCTTTATAGAACCCTAAAGCCGAGCTATGATGGCCGCCTCGCTGCTGGAGGGACACCATGGCCAAGGCTCGAGCTAAGCGCGTCGCGCTCTACCTGCGCGTATCGACGAGCGATCAAACGACCGAGAACCAGAGGCGCGAGCTCCAGCGGGTTGCAAAGCGCCACGGCTGGCACGTTGTGCACGTCTTCGCCGACAACGGCATATCGGGCGCCAAGGACCGCAAAGACCGGCCCGGGCTTGACGCGCTGCTCAAGGCGGTGGCGCGGCGCGAGGTCGACATGGTCGCTGCTTGGTCGGTGGACCGGCTCGGGCGCTCGCTCAAGAACCTGATCGAGGTGCTCTCCGAGCTGCACGCCAAGGGCGTTGACCTGTACCTGCACCAGCAGGGCCTCGACACGTCCACTCCCAGCGGGCGCGCGATGTTTCAGATGATGGGTGTGTTTGCCGAATTCGAGCGCGCCATGATCCGCGAGCGCGTGCTCGCCGGCCTGGCCCGTGCCAAGGAGCAGGGCACCACGCTGGGCCGGCCGCAGCTAGAGGACAGCGACCCCGAGAAGGTCGCGGCCATCAAGGCGGCGCTGGCGGCGAAGTGGGGCCTGCGGCGCATCGCGCGCGAGTTAAATGTCGGCGTCTGTACCGTCTACCGCATAAGGGGAGCGACAGCGCAGCCTTACGCAGCATAGCATGGCGCCAGCCCATTCTGGCGGGTACCCAGCAAGGACACCAGCACACGGTGCGCTACACTAGGCATCAACAATGGAAGGCACTATTTTACTGCCATGACCGAAGAGCCATCGATTGGCATCCTCCGAAAGACCTACGGCGAATTCTTCGCCCCTGAGTTTCGGAGCGACGAAAAGCTTAGCTCGCTGCTGACAAGCACGGGCACGACATCGCTTGCCGAATATCTGGAGCACAGCAAGCGCGGGATGCTCATCGTGGGGACCTCCAGCGACGTGACGAACACGATTGTGTCTCACTCGACCACGGTGTTCGCGACGGCGTTGAAGAACCTTGCCGACAAATAGCGAGTACTACGTCGTCCAGGTCGACGACGTCATCGCCATTCACGATTCCCAAGTAGCTCTGTTCGGCGGCCTTGCCGGCATCCGCGAGCGCTCGTTGATTGAGGCGGCAGTGGGCAGGCCGTACACGGGTTACTACCCCACGATCGAGACGAAAGGAGCGGCGCTCCTTGAGTCCTTGGCATGCAATCATGGCTTCATCGACGGCAACAAACGTACCGCCTTGGTCACGCTGGACCTGCTACTCGTCCGAAGCGGATATCGCCTCCGGACTGATGACGTAGAGCAGTTAAACAAAGACGCGGAGAAACTGGTTCTCGACTTAGTCGAGCACCGCATCAAGTTTGATGAGGTCGTCGCCTGGATCGAGCAGCGGATTGTTCCGGTGGTGTAGCAACTTCGCAATCAATCATGTCGACAGAACGCGAACGCGAGGCGAGCGCCGGCCCCGCCCCCTTTGCGTTCGGCCCTTTACGAACCCTATCGAACCCCTATATGACTTAGCGCGCCCTTAAGCAGGCCTAAGGTTTTGCCCTCTGCCCGCGGGCGTGCTTACCCCCAGACCAGATCAGACCGGCTCACCCATTGCGCACCAGGGGCCGCGGCCCTTTGGCTGCGTCGGCCCTTTTTAAGCGAGCGCTGAGAAGCTGGTGCTGCCCGAACAACTCCCCGACCTGCGTGACGCGCCTGACGAGCTGCTGCTCACGCGCCCGGAGATGGCGGTGGTCATGCGCACGACCACCGACCGGCTCGAGCGCATGGAAGCCAACGGCGAAGGCCCGCCGGTGATCAGGCTCGGGCCGCGGGCACCGCGCTACCAACTCGGCACGTACCGCCGCTGGCTGCAGCTCGAGAACCTCCAGGCTATCGAAGGCGCAGACCGCGCCATAACGATGAAAGAAGAAACTGCGTGAGCGAAGACAACATCGAACTGAAAAACCACGACAGCGAGCACGACGCCACCGAGCGCGGCAGTGAGCGCACTGCGCGAGACAGCTCCGGCGAGTTGAGCGGCGGCCGGCGCGACCGCAGCCGCGAGATGCTCAGGGAAGAGCTCGAGCGCAACCTCGACGACGCCACACGTCGCAGCGGCGGCAAGCGGGACTGGGAACCTCCCGATCGCTCGGCGCGCGCGGCGCGCGAGGCCACCGCCGACAAGCCAAAAGCCAAGGACGGCGAGGCAGAAACAGCAGGCGCCGCGACCACGGCCGGGGGCCAGGTCGACACGTCAGTTGCACCCAAGTCCTGGCGCGCCGACGAGCGCGCGCACTACGACCAGCTGCCGCCCGAGATCAAGCACGCGATCCATCGCAGAGAGCAAGAATCTGAGCGCGGCGTTGCGGAACTGAAAAATCGCTACGCCGAGCTGGACGCCGCATTGGCGCCCTCGATGGAGGTGATCAAAAGTCATGGGCACACTGCCGGTACTGCCGTGCGCAGGATGTTCGATTGGTGGAACGCTCTGGCAAACCGCCCAGACCAAAGTTTCCCCGCGCTAATGCAGGCAATGAACTACAGCCCGCAACGCCTCGCCCAGGTTCTTGGCATCGGCGGCGCGCAGCAGCAGCAACCCAACCCCGACCAACAACAGGCGCAGCAGTGGCTCCAGGCGCAAATCGACGCGCGGGTCGGTGCCCATGTCGCCCCGCTGCAGCAGCACTTTCAGTCCGCGCAAGAAGCCCGCACTCAGGAAATTCTGGCGCAGTGGAGCGAGGACAAACCGCACTACGCCCGGGTCCGGCAGAGGATGTCGACGCTCCTCCAGCCCAATCAATATGGAGTTTCGGTGATACCGCTTACACCGGAAGGACATGTTGATCTTGACGGCGCTTATCGCGCCGCTGTGGCCATGGACCCCGAGCTCAGCGGTCAGATGGTCGCCGAGCAAGTCAAAGCTAAGCTCAAGGCCGAATCTGAGCGAGCGCAGCGTGCGCGATATACGAGCAGCAGCTTGCGCCCCGCGTCGCCGGGGAGCGGCTCAAGCACCGCGCCGAAAAAGCGCAGTGGCGCGAAATCGGTCCGCGATTCGATCAACGAGGCAATGTTGGAGATTCGCGATGCGTGAAGCGATCAACGACACAGTGGCGAAGCTTGAAGAACGGCTCGCCGCGGCGGAGGCCCGCGGCGCGGAGCTCGCCGAGAAAGTTGACAACATCGCCCGATTGCTTAGCGGCTGGCTCGATCAACAAGTCAATCAAGCAAAGCAGTCCTTGGATCCGCAGCGGGTTATGATTGATGCGCGCGCCGGCGAGCGCGTGGCCAAGGGCGGCGGTGCGCCGGTGAAGTTCGGCTCGACAACGCCGTACGATGCGCAGGTTGACCGCATCGGCGCCAAGCGTCGCGAGCTACTCGGCGGAGGGAGGAAGTAAGATGACATTGAAAGACTATCTGGCACCGCTGGCCGAGCCAGCACCGAAGGCCGAGGGCCCGCTGCCGCCGGACTGGTACGAGAAAGTCAGTCGCGGCTGGTACGAACTGGAACAGGCGAACAAGCAGCAGCGCGACCTGACGGTGGCAATGCTGCGCGAACCAGAGAGACAGCGGCGGCAGGTGACGGTTTGGCTGATGGAGAACCAGCCGTCGCCGTCGCGGAGCAAACACTGATGACTATAAAACTCTTCTGCAACCGCTGCGACGAGCCGGGTGACATAACGACGCGCAGGTTTGCGGGCGGCATCGACGTAACGGTCACACCGTCACAGTCACCGTGTCATCTATGCGAAGATTGTCTAAGCGAGCTCCTCCTCGAGGCCGTGGTCTCGATGGAAGACACACCGACAGCGAAAGACTACGCGTCGACACTTGAAAGGGCGGCGCAGACGTCGAAGGCGTTCGCCGCCGTCGAACGCACAACGGCCGAGTGCGACTCTCTGAAGGAGAAGCTTCAAGAAGCGCGCACCCAGGCAACTGCAGCTGGCCAATACTCCGGCTGGCTGAAGGAGAGAGCCGAGCTGCATCAGAAGATCGAGGCGCTCGAGGCAGCGCGCGACGTGGCGCTTACCCGGGCCGCGCAGGCCGAGAAGAACGCCGCCGAGGTGGTGAAGCGAGCGCAGGCTGCGCAGGCACAGGCCAAGGTCGAAGATCCCGAGTATGTCGCACGCGTCGCCGCCCGCGAGGCGAAACGTGCGAGCGGAAATGCATGACAACCTGCGGCGATGCCACGCTCTTCTCTTCCTCCCGGCTGGCGAGCGGACTTCGTTGCGGCAGCGCCCGGCGCCAACCCGGTCCCCCCGAAGCGTCGGGCGCACTAATGACGCGCGGTCACAGGTCTGCGCGACAGGCGATTTCGGTCAGCCCGGATGTACGGCGGCCGGAATCGCCCCCCACAAGAAGAAACGGAGCTGACGTTGCAAACAGATCGACAATTCAGGGTGGCCGGCTGCTGGGCGCTGGCGAGCGATGGCGTGCAGTGGGTGCTGCAATATCGGGCGACCAAGCGGTGGCAGGCGGTTAAGTTCATTCGGTCCACCAAAGACCACCTTGCCTGCCGCTTGGGAGAGCTGGAGGTGCCGTCTTGCGACGCCGAGCGACTCCTTGAGGGGCTGCCCGATAGCTTCGGCGAGTGGTTGGGGGCCCAAGGGCGGCGGCCAGAGGCCCGCCATGACGCGGTAGATGGCGAGGGCGACGTGGCCCTTGCCGAGCAGCCAAGCTAGCCATGGCGGCCATGAGCGACGACGCCGACGCACCGCAGCCCCCGGCGCTCAGGCCCTGGCAGCGTGGCGGCCCGACGCCCAACCCCAAGGGCCGCGGCAAGGGCACCCCCAACAAGTTCTCGCAGCAGCTAGTGGCAGATTTCGCCGCCGACTGGCGCGAGCACGGCGCCGCCGCGATCGAGCAGCTGCGCAAGGAGAACGTTGCGGCCTACGTCAAGATCGCCACTTCCCTGGTGCCCCGCGAGCTGCTGCTGCAGGTTTCCAGGCCGCTCGCAGAGCTCTCTGACGACGAGCTGCAGGCCGCTGCACTCGCCGAGCGCGACCAGGCCACGATGCTGATCGAGCACATCCGCCTGCGCGGCGGCGCCCAGCTGATCGAGCAAGCCCAGCGCGAGGTGCTGGGGGAAGACGACGAAGAAGACACGTGACCTCAGCTGCTGATGAATTGGCCCGCCGTCGGCGCGTCCGTGGCAGCATGGTCGAGTGGGCGCGCCTCAATAATTTTGAGCCCGCTGCACACCACCTGCTGCTGATCGACAGGCTGGAGAAGGTGGCGCGTGGCGAGATTAGAAAGCTGATGTTCTTCCTGCCGCCCGGCAGCGCGAAGTCGACCTACTGCAATCTGTGGGTGCCCTGGTACATGGCGCGGTCTCCGGGCAAGTCGGTGCTCGGTGCTTCGCACACAAGCGATTTTGCGGAACGTTTCTCGCGTCGCATCCGCGGCATGGTGCAGGAGCACGGCGCCACACTCGGGACTAATCTTAGCGAGGATACCCAGGCCGCGGCCCGATGGGCGCTGACCAATGGCAGCGAATACATGGCGGCCGGCGTGGGCCAAGCAATCCTCGGATACAGAATCGACGCGCTTTTGATCGACGATCCCATCCGCTCGCGTGACGACGCCTTTTCCCCTACCGTCAGAGAAAACATCTGGGAGTGGTTTCACTCCTCGGCACGGACGCGGCTTCGGCCTGGCGCTTCTCAGATATTGGTCATGTCCAGAATTCATGAGGATGATTTGGCAGCGCGACTACTGCACGTCGAAGACGACTGGACCGTCGTGCATTTGCCCGCGGAGGCAGAGCGGGACGATCCACTTGGCCGCGCGCCCGGTACGATGCTCTGGAGTGAAGATCCAAACTATCCATATGGCGAGGTTCTACGCGAGCAGAAGAAGAGCCAACCGCCGTCGATATGGAGCTCGATGTTCCAGGGGCGCCCGGCGCCTGAGACCGGGGATTTTTTTCGCGCAGAATGGTTCAAGCCAATGACAGCACTGCCGGCGCGCGAGCGGCTCTCCATTTACGGCGCATCGGATTTTGCTGTCAGCGCAGGTAAGGGAGATTTCACGGTCCATGTTATCGTCGGTCTTGATCCCGACGGCACGCTTTATCTGCTCGACCTCTATCGCGCGCAGGTCGACACGGCGACGTCGGTGGATGCGTTCTTGGATTTGGTGAAGCAGTGGAAACCAATAGGCTTCGCCCAGGAGGCGGGGCAAATAAATTCGTCCATCGGGCCGTTCATGCGCGAGCGCATGCGCCAGAGGAAGGTTTTTGTAGCCACCGAGACGTTCCCGACGAAGGGGGATAAGAGCGTGCGCGCGCAAGCGATAAGGGGCCGGCTCGCGGTCTCTGGCATTTTTGTGCCAATGGGCTCGGACTGGTGGCCGGATGTTCGGGCAGAGCTCTTAAGTTTCCCGGCGGCGCGCCACGACGATTGCGCGGACGCCCTTGGCCTGATCGGTCAGATCTTGGATCGCATGTTCGCGCCTAGCGCGCCGGCGCCCAAGACACCGCCCAAGGTGCTGTCAACGGACTCCACGCTTTGCAATATTTCATTGACCGAACTATTCGAGGCAAACGAAAGGCGTCACCAAAAGAGCGGGCGCATCTAGCAACAAACAAGCAGAAATGCGGTCAGTTGAGATCGATCTCTTGCGGCGCCGAGGCATACTCGGCCAAGGGCTTACCACCGTAGCGATCGACGAGCGCTTGAAAAGCCGCGTTCGCGATCGTCTCGGATCCCTCGAACCGGCTAAGCACCAGCCGATCGAGCTCTAGGTCTTCCTGGCTGATATGGGCAATGACGTCGATCTTGGTTTCCCCGGCGACGAATGTCCTCATGTCGATTCCCCCACATGATCTGTCCCAGCGGGAATATCAACGCTTAGCACACGCCGCGGTTCCCATATGGCAGCGGCGGCTCTGGATGCGGACGCTGTACGGGCATTTCCGCAATGCCCCCAAGAGCAGACATTCGCCGGTAGAATTGGCACATCAGCTAAGGGCCAATTGCGTCACTTGCACTGCAAAAAGTAATGAACCTTTTCGCCGTCGGGCCACCTAAAAGTCGGTCACACACCTGCCGATTGGGGCGTGATACGCTCACAGGGCAAGCGCTCGTTCAAGGCAGCTCGTCCCTGTAACGCTGGACCAGATTATGCCAGGAGGAATTTTCCTCCCCCATGGCCTCCGCCGCCCGATAGGTCAGCGTGCGCACCTCGTGCCAAGCCTTGGACGAAGATGGCGCAGCTTTGATCAACTTCCCCAGAGCTTGTCCAATTTTTCCGAGTTGCTCTTTCATGTCCCGGCTTAATGCGGAGCGGTGGACGATGCCAAGGCGCATGCCGGCGCCATGCAATGCCGCTGCGAACGCGGGTCCTGCCGCGGTGGCAATCAGGAACCTTGGATCGTGTGTGCGAAACCACATTAGAACGAGCAGGACGACGGCCATTGAGCCGAGGAAAATAAAAGCCGTGACGGCGCTCAAAGATTTCTCAGCGCGTTCAAGAGTTATGTGATTGCTCTCGTGATAATGCAACTGATCGGCCACGATCAGGTGCGGCCACGCGGCGCCTGCCGCCGGCGTGGTGCTGCCATAATCCACGCACGGAAGGCCCTGCTGCCGTACCGCGCGCTTCACCTGCGCCAGTGCCGCAAGCTCGTAATCGACGTGCTCGCCCTCAGGGCTTCTATCCTCTGTCGCCAGGGCCGGCGGCAGCACGAGCAGCGGCAACGACATCCGCGCGATGCGTAATTGCTCGGCACCGAGGCGGCAGGCTGTCCATCGTTCCTGCAACTTCGATCGCAATACGAGAGTGACCAGAAAAATAATCAGCAGCAAAGCCGCCAACTCAGATGCGCCCCATTCCCAGCCGTGCCAGAAGAACCGGTGCCAATCGAGGCGCTCAGCACCGTCGGCATGATCAGGACCGACTTGGCCCAAGACTGCGAAAAGGACGGCGAAACCAGCGCTGAGATGATTGATCCAGGTGATGTCGCGGTGCTTGCGCGAACCATACAGCGCGCTGCGGTCCATTCTCTCGAAACATTCAATCAGTGCGGACGACGTGCCAAGCGCCTTATTATCGGGGCACGTTTCCCTCCATTCCGGAGGAGCAAAATAGGCGGTCGGGTGCCATTTGCTGCCGAAGCAGCGCAAAAGCCGGCTACGCCTGCTCTCCCCGTCGCCCCAACCGGGAAGCGCCAGCAACTCAAGGATCGTCTGCTCGAACCGTCCCCAACAGAATGCTCGCCTGGGGCGCCCTTCCGGGTCGAGACCCTTGGTTACATCCGGGATAGGCGCGGGACCAACGTGCAATGGGAAGCCGACAGTAATGAGCGTCTTCCCAAGCGCGTCGCTTGCGTACTTCGCCAAGCGTTTGGTTTCGTGGCCCTCAGAGACCAAGACAAGGTCGGAAAGCGCGAGCACGAAATCGAGTATGTCGTCATGCGACATGCCGGGAGGGGCGCGGACGACGAATTTATCGGTTTGCGGTTTCTCGACGTCGTGGCCGATCAGGATTTGAATCTCCACCCCAACGTCCTGCATCATGTTTAAGACGCCGTCGGCCGAGCCCTCGGGAATACAGACCAGGAGATGGATCTTATTCGCCGCCGTGCAGAGGGTCTTCTGCAAAGCTTCAGGGTCCGCGCTGTCGACGAGCGACGGCAAAAGCAACGCGATGACTGCAATATCCCGCGCGGAATCGCCGCAAGCCGACGCGCCCATCAAGCCACTCCGTGGAGCCGCAAGCGCCCGAGGTGGGCTATGCTGCCTCAACGCAGGCGAATGTGTCCACACCTCTTAAAATGCCGCTAGGGCGAGCGACGATGCTGGAGAACGAACGCATGTTGCGATGGGTCAATAGCGTCGGACACTTCGGGTGTGCACTTCCGAAATGCTCCAAAAGCGGACCTCGCGCTGCACCCCGAAGCGCAAATTTAAATGCTATTCCTGCTTGCTATGCGCTATCCGCGCGGGACAGATTGGCAGCCTGAGTTCTTCGCGCCTTCTGGGGCCCAAACATGAGGCAAGCGAGTGCTCCGAGACGATCGTAGTGATGGAGGCAGGAGGCCGTCGCCGGCGCGCAACGTGCTCGGCGAGCCGATCCAAATCTGCTCCCTCCAAGCCAATGACTGGGTTCTTCCGGGACGGGTGCTGCAACACCGGCCCGCAAGATGTGGGCAGCCACACGGTTTGTGTAGTGATGACCGCCGAGTTTCTTGAGTTTTCCAAGTCGCGCGGCAACGTTGGTCCTGGGTCTCAAAGAATCGCGGAAGCGGATCTATGCGGGGCGAATGCTGTAGGACGTCAGCGACGGCCGCGAATAAGGACTTCCTTAGCTTCGTTGATGCGGGCCGCGAGATACGTCGACCCCCCTTGGTCGGGATGCAGTTTTTTCATGAGGGAGCGGTGAGCGCGAGCGATGTCCTGCGTGGTCGCTCCGGGCTGGATTCCTAGAATTTGATAAGCTTCCTCTTCTGTCATTTTGCCTCCGCGCGACGCGCGGCTGCCGTTCGCCGCTGCGGCATCACCCGGCGCGTGTTCACGCCAGCGGGGCTGCCTCCGGTCAAGATAAGCAATGAGTAATGGGAGGCTCTCTTCGTCAATTTCGCTGAGGAGACTGATCAGCGTTGACACATCGAGATCGTCAAGCGCTGCGCCCTGATGCCTGCCGGCCAGAACTTGACCGCGCAACGCGCCGCTGTCGTGGTCGAGTTCCATTTCCAGGAACGACGTACGCACGCGGGAGACCTGACCCGGGCTTTTCTGTGTGCGCCCGCCGAAGCTTGCCCGCCAGAGTGAGACATAGCCGAGCAGCCCGAGACCAATCAGCCCAATCGAAACCGCCGGCCCTATTTCACCGCGAACGAGTAGGAACACGGCGAACAGCAGCGCCGCGCCGCCGCCAATGTACCGCAACACCCGCACTGCTTGCTTAGGGTCGGCTTTGGAAAACGAGTAGGCGGCAAACAGAAGCAGGATGAGAACGATAACACCCAGGGCGAATGCCAGCATGTCATCTCATCTGCTCAATCAGCCCAGTCGCGCTGGTCGAGCGCGCTCGTAAGGCCGCAAGCGCCTTCATGCCGCCCGCCGCATAGGCCGCCGCCGCGCGCAACAATTCGGCGAGTTCGTGTGCCGCCCCCGGCGCGAACCGGCAATAGGCGCCGCGCGATAGGCGCGCAATCTCGCGAAAGGCCTGTTCGCACACCGGATCGTAACCCTCCTGAAACATAAACGCGGGAATGCTGCGCAGGCCGAGTTCACCGGCGCCGGAACAGAGTTCGTCGAGATTTTCCTCCATGGCGTCGCCGATGAAAACGAGCGCACCCACTTTGTATTGGTCCTTTTCGCGCCGCGCATGCGCTAGGACTTTAGCGATCTGCGTCTGCCCGCCACGGCAATCGATGCGCGACATCAGTTCGCCGAACCGCTCTGGCTCGGCGACCCATCCCGATGCGCGGCATTCGGCGAGCCCCCGGTAATAGACGAGCTGAAGATCGAGGCCGCCGACGGTGGCCGCTTCGCGGAACATTTCTGCCTGGAGGCGACAAGCTTGGTCCCAGGTCGGTTGTCGGCTCATGGTCGCATCGAGGGCGAAGATGAGCCGGCCGCGCTCGCCGGCTTTGACCGTGGGATCGAGCGCCCCGAGCCGGCCCAGAAACGCCTCGATGTCGGCGCGCGATGAGCTCGCCGGTTGTTGCGTCCGGTTTGGCTCTGTCGCCGGGATCGGTGCCGGCTCGGACCGGTCTTTACTCATCGGGGGCGCCTTCACACCAGAATGCAAGGACACCTGGCCATAAAGAACGGTTCCGCCGTCCGGCGCCGCAACGGCACTGCAATCGCAGTATGACGATTGCCGGTGACCTGTCACCGACAATTTGGCCATTCCAATTCAAAATTGTAAGTCTGCTTAGGGTCTCATTAGCGTCGGACAGCGCCGCACACTTCGGCTGTGCACTTCCGAAATGGTCCAAAAGCGGACCTCGCACCGCAGCACCGTGGTCGCGCCGACCGCTAGGCAACCTTTAGCTCAATCCGATCGATCAAGGTCGGATCGTCAGCCGGCGCCTTCGAACTGTTGACGCGCTTCGACACCAGCCATCGTTGCAGCAAATCATCGGCTGCCGGCTTGAGCAATTCGACGCCCGCCTCGCCGCTCAGCCAAGGCTCGAAATCTTTGTCGGCCAGCACCGCCGGCATGCGGTCGTGGATATCGGCAACAAAAGCGTTCCGCTCGGTGATGATCATTGTGCAGGACTTGAGTCGTTCGCCCGTCTCGCGATTTTTCCACTCGTCCCACAGACCAGCCGCCGTGAGGGCCGGCGAGCCGTCGCGCGCGGTAAAATACCAGGGCTGCTTGCCGCCCGGCGTGTCCAGCCATTCGTAGTAGCCCGATACCGGAATCAGACACCGCGTGCGCTTGAACGCGTCGCGAAAGAACGGTTTCGTCTCGACTGTCTCCGCCCGCGCGTTGAAGGTTGCCGCACGCAACTCCTTCAGTGGCTTCGACCACCAGCGCGGCACAAGGCCCCAGCGCATGGTGACAAGTTCGCGCTTGTCATCATGGCTGGTCACCACGTCCACCGGATCAGTTGGGCACACGTTGTAGCGTGGCCGCAGATTGTGCGGCAGGGCGTCCATCGTCAGACAATAGAGCGCCACGAGTTCGGCCCAGGTCGCTTTGACGGTAAAACGGCCACACATTCGATAACCCTCTGCCGTCTAGCCCGCCTCGTCTGCCCGTTAAGTCTCCCCGGCCAGGGCTTCTTTCTTTTCCGGTGTTTTACTCGACCGGCGTGGGGGGTTCCGTCATCTCGCCGCGCGGCAACGCGGACGCGTGTGTGTTCCAAGTCACTGCCCCCTCCTCTCGATAAGTATCAAATGGTCGTTGACCCACGCGGGAGGACACAAATGTTGCGATCAACACCTAACACCCAGCATCCGCGCAAATGGGCGGTGGCTTTGCGTTGCGAGATGCACATGGCAATTGGGCAGCAGCTTCAAACTGAATTGGAGTTGCCGCCGAAGTTGCCGCGCGAATTGGGAACGCTCTTCGCTGACAAGGACACCGACAAGAAACACGATCCCTACGCGGACATCGTCGGTACGTGTTGACGAGTCCGATGGAGGCAGCCGTGACGTGGATTTTCATTAGCGCTGCAATAGCGCTGGTAATTGCGATTAGCTCTGCGACAGATGTGAGCTTTCGCAATCGAAGTGACGCCAACTAGGTGAAGACCCTTCAGGGTCATTCCGGATGCGACACTATGCGGACCCGATGCGACACCATGCGCAGATATTCTTGCAGCGAAGGTTTGATTTAGTAGGCCATCCGGGCGACGACCCCATCCCCCGACAGTATCGCCGCCCGGACACAAGAGCCTACGAGCTGAGGCAACAACCTTTAGCAGCCCCGAGCATTCGTGCTTCGGGGTTCTTTTTTGTGACGGGTCAACACACTTTTCCCCAGCTCTCTCAAATTATGCCGGGCTGTGTCGCGCCGGTCACACTGCTGGGATTTAAGGGCTGCTATCCATAATAGGCCGGAACAAGCTAGGCGCGACGGACTTACGGGTTTCGGAGGGCGCAAATGAGCATCTCTTACACACGTGACATCGATGCTGAACGTCGGCGAGCGGAGCGTTTGGATCTTGCTCACAGGCTATATCAAGCCTTGATAGCCCAGGACCCTAACCGGGCGATCACGCTGTGCGATGGCGAGGGTCGGGTGGTAGCTCGCAACCACCCTAAGCCTGCACGACAATCCCCTGACGAAGTCATCTTGACGGTGAAGCGTCCGTACATGTTGCACTAGCAGCGGGGTGATCTGCGAAGCACGTCCGGCATCTTGGCGATGACGTGTGGGCCGATCGTTTCACCTAATCGTGTTCATGCTCCTTCGGAGCGGATTTACCCCTCATGAAAGCCTGTATCTCCTCGATGGTAAGAGTGCCGTCTTTGTCGGTATCCATCGCTTTGAAAATCTTTTCGTGAGCAGCCTGAAATTCCTGCAACGACACGGTTCCGTCACCGTCGCTATCCATCAGAGCGAAGATGACGCGCATGGCGGCTCCGTGTCCCATCATGCCTCCTCGTCCCATCATGCTACAGCCCATCATGCGGTGACCTTCGTGGTCGCGCATACCAGGGCCTTCCTCAGCGACAGCGGCACCACACGCTAGAATGAATGCAAAGGTGGTAAGCGTCAGAACTTGCTTTTTCATGATTATCATCTCCCATTTCGACCCGATGTGCATTGCGGGCGGACCGAAAGCCTATGCCTCTGTTCGATAGCCGCCTGCTCAAATGACGGTGAAGCCCCGTTTGGGTTCCCCGCAACTCGGCTCAGTTTATGGCGCCTTTGTCGCGATCATTTGGTCGAAGTGAAGCCGCGCGGCATCGCGGGCGCGTGTGTGTTCCAAGCGCCGCCCTCTCGATGAGTATCAAAGCCCGAAGTGCTGACGGCTTATCAGCGCAGTGCTACGCTGGCCAAAGTCGTACCGAGGTCATCAGCGAGGAGTACACGCCATGACCAATCTGCTGGAGCAGGCGATCAACTCCAACGACGCTGATCATGCCGCCAGGCTTATTCAGGCCGCGCTCGGCATCCAGAGCGACGAAGTTGCCAACTACGTCTTCCCCAAGTCTTGGCCCAGCGACCGTGAGCAGCGCGCTAGGATTATCGGCGAATGGTTGCAGGCTGAGGCGCGGTTTCTTGCCTGACCATTCCCCGCAAACTCGGAACTAACCCAGCCCTGCCGATTTCTACAGCCGTGGCCAGAGCCATGCCCCCAGCTCCCAAGCCGAGCAGCTCTGGAACCACGGGGCCTCGGCGCGGTTCGTCGAGGCCGCCGCTTGCATCGTGCTCCATGACCAACCCTCGCCGTTTCCCCGCGCCCTGGTCGCAGAAGTTAAGGGAGAGTGGTAGGGCAGCTGAGGCACTGAAACCCGGGGGGTATAAAATACCCTAGGTGGCCTGAAGTTCCTCGACACCCGGTGCGTTTCAGTCTAACCCTTGCTGCGGACGCAAAAGCCCGTGGATGGAATGATCATATGAGAATTCCGATAAGAACAATCGCTCTTTCTGCTGCGCTGATAATCGCTGCGTTGCCCGCACTTTCAATGAGTGCACTGGCAAAGGATCATGATCATGACTGGGGAGATCGTGATAACGACCGCGGAGATCGAGGCCATGTCAGCGGTGTGCCCGGCCCGATCGCTGGCGCAGGCCTTCCAATTCTTGCTTTAGGCTATGGCATCTATTGGCTGGTTCGTCGCCGCCGCAACTCGCAGTGACTTCCCCACCTGACTCCCGTCAACTTTGCGAAGATGCAGGAGCTATTGCAGCGACCCGTGGTCTCGTCTTTTGACCATTAATTTCACTCATAAAGCGGCGTTCCTCTGCTATCTTCAAATGGCTTACCTCATCTGATAACAGTTTGAAGTCAGCCCGCAGACGGGAAAGCTTTCGTTGCATTGTCACCATGAAAATGATGATGAGCAGCCAACCGAGTGCGGTCCCGAACACAAGGGCATCGCTTGCAGCAATCTGAGCTAACGACATGGCATATTCTCCATGTCGCCTGGCAGCAAAGGTTGGCCCCGACGGACAATGGTGGCAAACCATCGGGGCCGACAAAGTTGAGGGTCTTGTTATGGGAGCGGGTTTATCTGGTCCCCCGCGCCGTTCGTGGTTCTGACAGATAATCCCGGCGCAAGCTTGGCAGGCCCTTGGCAATGGCGGGGCTAGGGGAACCTCAAGCTACGGCAGACGCAGGCCTAATGACCGAAACCCGCCGCTTCCCGCCGCCCTGGACGGTCGAAGAAACGGACGCTTGCTTCATTGTGCGCGACCATAACGGCCAAGCTCTCAGCTACGTCTATTTCGAGGAAGAGCCGGGACGTCGAGCGGCGGCCAAGCTGCTGACGAAGCGCGGCGGATAGCAGCCAATATTGCGAAGTTGCCAGGGCTATTGGGACGGCCGCAATACTAAATGCCCGCCGCGTGATAATCTCTCCGGCATGCCATTCGCCATTCAATGGACTGGCATAACCGGACCAACGACAACTCGGCGCGACACCGCGCTTGAGGCGTTAAAATGCGCGACAGAATTACTCGGCAAGGGTCGCTATAACGTCGTGATTGTCGATTTGGCTGAAGGTGGCAAAGCGTATGCGCCGGAAGATTTCGCGCAGTTCTATTTGAACCACGGAAAATAACTCCGATACTAACCAGCCCGACGGATCGCGGCTAACATCGCAAAGTTAGCGGAGTTGCTGGGCCGCCCTCGTTACGGTGCTATGCACTCTTCCATTTTCGGACGCGGCCGGCTTTCCGCAACAGGAAATACTTCATAACGAATTTCGCTTCGCGACCAGGGAGTGGTCCGCCGCAAGCCCGGCACGTTATTTCGCGATCAGCCGATTGCGGGCCGGCTTCGACTTTGACGATGTGGTAGAGAGCCTCGCAATTCGGGCATTTGAAAAAAGGCTTGCCGGCTGCCATAACGCGCGCCGCCTTGCTAACAATCGCCATGGCGCGCCCCCGGTGCCGTAATACGCCTTTAGCAGGTCGTAAGCAACGCGGGGAACATTGCGAAGCTGCCGGACTTGCTGCGGCCCTGATGAGGTGCCCCTTTGGGTAATGTTGGCTATTGGTAAGGACAGACATCGGGCGGACACTTCCGCATGTCGCTGAATGGACCCAGAGCGGACATCGGCGGTTCAAGATTGCGGTCGCACAAAATAACCATTGAACCCCATTCTCCAAACATCGATTTTGCTAAGGCGACTTTAGCTCCAGAGGGCCGACTTCCGCCTCACCCATTTTTGCCCCGGACGAGCGCGAGGCCAGCGTATACGCTTCGATTTGCGATGTTTATCGAGCCACGGAGCGGGCACCATGACGTGAGCCGCGAAACGAAGCTCCTTGCGCTCCCTCTCGAATTCCTCATCGTCGAGTAGGTGTACGCGCATCCTTAGCTCGATCCAGGCTAGATCATCGGCCAGTGCATTGATCTGCTCCACTGTGAACGGGATAGGGCTTCTCTTTGGCTTGTAGATCGGAGGCGCCAGCCAATGCTTTCGGCCGCGTTTCCACTGGCGAGGTCGGTGCCACATCCAATGGACACACTGGTTACGCTTCTCGTTTAGTTCCTTAAAATCAGCAAACAAGTCCCGCAAATCCTGTACCCGATCGGGGTCCTCACCCAGAGCGGCCGCGATCTTTATTATGTCTTCTGAGAGCCGTGTTGGCTTTTGATCGCCTGTGATGATGGTTGCGACGTCGGTGGGCACTTCAACGTACTTCCAGAATAACGAGTGCATTAGGTCTTCGATGCTGGCCGAAGTGATAGCCACGCGCCCGACCGCTGCGAGAACATCGTCGGGGGGCGTGTAGGAGCTCTCTTCAAAGCCTCGCGGTCGTTTATATTTCATGCCGTGCCAGTGCCCCAGCTTTGTCCCACTCCACACCTTACGGTACCGGCGTCCTCCGCCCTAGCGAAGCGATTGCACTGCCTCAATTTCCAGGCGGGTTTCATCTTCGTTGTTTGCCACGCCCCGTCTTGAGGTATGGCCCGATCAACTTCCCACATAATTTGCTCAGCACCAATGCAGCCTTTTCCTCCTCCGCGCATTGGACTGGCGGGACCGGCATTTCGATATATTCTCGCAGCGAAGCTCAAGCGGATGAGGCGTTTAGATGTGGGCGCTCCTCCAAGCACTCGCGATCGGCTTTGTCGCTGCCGTGTTATTCGTGGCTGTTGAGAAATACGAACCCAATCGTCCGTACGCCTATCTGTTGATGTTCCTAATCCTGGCCGTCGGCACTCTGGCAATAATCGAGTTGGTGCCTTAGCCCGACGATTGCAGCAATGCTCACCCCACTAAATCCGGCGACTTATTGAACCCTTGCGCTTTAACCAAGAGCTTATTTGGTCGATTTCCTCCCTTTAGAATTGCGCAATATTGAGCCGAATGGCGGCTCGTTTAGCAAATGCAATTTATTCGACGACTTGCATCGCGGCGGTGCTGTGGGCACTCTTTGTTTTCGCCATAGGCGCCACGCAAACTCATCCCGATTGGACCGTCTCTACTCCCATCGCGATTGTCGGCGCAGTCGTCATTTGGATCATTGGCCTTGCTGCGCGCTATGTTTTAGCAGGTCGGTAGCAATCTCCCCACGCCAAAGCTCCTGACCGTATTCAAATTCATCACTAAGGGCGCCGCTGCCTGCCTCTCCGGAAGGTATGGCTCGATCCCACATAATTTGCGCAAGGGGCCATACCGATGGATTTTTCAAATAGTTTGCGAAGCCCAAACAAGAGAAGCAAGGTGAAGAGCAGCGCCTTGCCCTGCCTTCGGGCGTGGGGCGTCAGTCCTTAAGTGGGAAACCACGCTCCGCCATGCACTTGTTAAACACAAAACGACTAGGCAGTCCGAGGTTGTTGGTCACGTTGTCCGGGACCCTGCCACTAGCTGCGTTGTAGTACGCATCAAACCAGGGTTTGGCACCCCACTCCGCTTGTTGCGCGCGTGTGGTCTCAACACAAGCCTTCACCACTGCGTTGATCTGCTCCACGCTTGGGTCTGAAAACGCGCGCGTTGCGTTCAGAAACACCAGGGCTATCGCGAGTGCGCTTCCAGTGTATATTTCCGCTTTCTGTTTGTGTGTCATCACACCGCTCCCAGTCGCAGCTTAGACTATTCCGTTGACAATGAATTTGCCAATCCCGATGCGGGTTCGCACGACCTGCGAAGGGTATGGCTCGGTGGATTTCCACATATTGCGGCGAGCCCGCGAAGTATGGCTTCTTCAAAATTCCATGCAATTTGCGCAGCACCTATGCGCCGATCTGGCCAAGCAATTTTTGCCCCCGCCCCCACCCAAGCCGACCATCCCCTGGCAATGCACGCCGCTGCGCACGCGATCTAACAAACAACAACAACCAAATAGATGCGTGCTGATTTAACTTCGAGCTAGCGGTGTTATCTGATAGATTGTTGTTTGCTGATAAAGCGGCCAGTCGAAGCGCTGATGCCCGGACCGCCTCGACTGGCCTAGCCTCACCCAACCAATTCGGAGACCCTCAGATGGATGAGGCTGACAAAGCCTATCACCGCCCGCTTCGGCCGAAAGCCCAAGCTTACCGCCCATCAGCGGTTGGAGGCCCTGACGCGGCGGGAGGCTGGAGAGCCCTTGGCGGATATTGGCCGAACCTATAACGTTGGTCACTCGACAATTTCTCGGCTCTGATAGGTGGTGCATGTTTGCGTATTTGCGCGCGTTTTCGTGCGTGTTTGTTGCTGCACAGTTATTCATTGTAGGAACCGCCGAGGCCCAAAGCGGTGAAGTTTCCTACGCAAGGGTGCTGACCCACAACGACGTTCGGGAAGTTCTTCATTGTCCTTGGTGTACCTACCCAGTGTCCGGTCGGGAATATTTCGTCCGAACAGTGGAGGGTTTGAATGTGGTGTTTGATGACGTTAGAGCCGCCTACAGTGCCGCCGAGTTGCTGAACCGGATGATAGCCGCCCAAGGGCAATGCGACAAAGATGGATATGACCTTGCGTTCGACGGCTATGTTAAAATGATCGCGCTCCAAAAGTGGGTGTCATCGGACGTTGAGGAAGGGGATGGTATGTTCGGGCTGCTGCAGCCGCGGCGCGATTTGTCTGGCCTAACGGATATCGTAGTGCCGTCCTATAAACTGTGCGGACGCACGGTCTCGGCGATGCGAAAGTAGGCGCGAACTCGCAGTAACCGTAACGAGTAAGGTTGCCGATAGCCAAGGAATTACTCCCGTCGCAAACCTCGAGTAGTCTTCGCGCATCCCCGTCGCCAACAGAGCCGTCGGCCATGCGCAAGATGACTTGGGAAGTTACCTCACTGAGCAAAGCGCGCTGCGAGACGTGCAAAGGCGGTTTCGGCCTCGTCCGCCACCGATATGCGCACAAGCAATTTTGCTCAAAACACTGCCTTCAACGCTATCTAGCAAATACAACGCAACGAATTTCCAACTTCAAACGTTGGGCTGATTACTTGAGAAACTAGTGAGGTCACCTATTCGTCGGAACGCACTGGATAGGTTCAAAGGTTTTGCCTGTACTAGGCAAACATTGCCGCCTTTTTAAATCGCCGCTAACAGTCCACACCTAACTTGATGGTCGGAAAGGTGGGGGACGGGGAGTTCTCCCACCGCAACCGGCCCCGGTGCGGCGTCGTGAGCGCCGTTGCCGGGGTTCGAGAACCGGCCGATGCACGATATTCTTGCCAAGAACACCATTTCAGTTGGCTTGATCGGTAGCGCGGCTTGGGCTGCGTTTCCGGCGTTTGAGATTTTCAGAGTGCTCGTCTCGTACTTCGGAAACTGACGTTCTGTTGCCACGTAGACGAATTCGACGTGACTGCGTACTTATTCGACTTATCCACCATCCATCGAAGTGAGCTGTTCTATACAGATATGGAGAAGCACCCGGCTCAAGGTGATGAGTGCCGAGCGCTTTACCAAACTCCCCCCGCCCCCAGAGCGTTCGTGCCTGTTGTGTATGCGTCTGTGTTTAAGGAACCCCAGCCTGTGGACAGGGTTGGGGCGTCCTTTGACGTAGCCAAATACGTCGCTAACAAAAAGAAACCTAGATCATGAGTGTTGAAGCACAGGCCGCAGTGTCGCCCGCCCAATCTGATCTAAATTCGCTATTTCATCGCATCTGGCTCTTGGCGGGTATGGCCATTGGGTTGATTGCCACCGTGACCTGGTCAGGCTTTCTCGGATACGGGCTTTTCCGATTGGTATTTTAGATGGCAAGCGGGATGCTTCGTTCCGACTATTGCCTAGCTCGCGCAGAACAACTGCGCATGTTGATGCTCACTGCATCCGATCCCGCTGATCAGATTCGGCTGAGAGAATATGTGCAAAAATATAGAGCCTTGGCGGAGCGCGCCAGGAAAGAAGTTGAACCTCTGCCGCTCAGCAAAATAGCAGCTTAGTGGCCGCGTTCAGTTGGCGGCCTAACGGCTGGTGTGCATATGCTTGATGACCCAACCCAGCTCCATGTGAAAGCCGAAGCCTGTCGGCTATTAGCAGACACAGCGGAGAACGCGCAGCGTAAGGCTCTCTGGATTGAGCGGGCGCATCATTGGCAACAACTCGCGGCAACGGCAGCCTCGCAGCAACGAAAGCCATCTGAAGTCTAGGCCGCCTCATGTGGTCGCTTCGTTTGGACTTGGCCCTCGTCGCGGCCGGAACGCCTTTAACTTCGATCAGCCTCGGCGCGGCGCCCGATCGCTCGATCGCCCGCTCAAGCTGCGACGCAAAATCTTCGCCAGCGGGAAACACGGCCGTGGCGGAGAGCTTCGGGCTCTCAAATGGCAACGCCTCAATGGCCGCGCGCATCCTGACGGGCAGCGGGATTTGCCGATTCGCCCGAAGGAATGCTAGAGCATTGGCGCCATCGACCGTAACAGCGAAAGTACCTTGATCGCACTCGAAGCACCGAATTTAGCTCACAGCCATCGTGGCGAAATATCAGGTTCAAATCGTCGCGTGGCAACGTTTGCCGCTGGAGTCACCCGCGAGTTTGCCGTCCTGCTATCGCCAACCTTGTCTTGCGTCTTTGTTTCGAAATCGCTGGCGTCGTGACGTTCGTGCAGCGATCTGAGGGCTCGCCCCAGGGTGCGACGAAGAAGAAAAGGGCCCGGTAAGAAAGCTCGAACGCTGCTTTCGTCAAGTTATAGCGTCGATAACATTGTATGCCGCCAGAGGCCGCCTGATCCCCTTCAACTCGAACTCACCCGCTGGTTCGACCGTCACGGCGTTCTCGACCGCTACCAAAACACGCGGACTGATTAGGATTTGTCCGGGCTTTGCCTCGTCACACAGCCGCGAAGCAACATTCGACACCGTGCCTATTGCCGCGTAGTCAAAGCGCCCCTCGAAGCCAATGGTGCCGAGCGTCGCGTAGCCATGTGCGACGCCGATGCCGAAGCCGATTTCGTGTCCGAAGCGACGCCACTTGCTTGTGAGGGCTCCAATGGCATCACGCATTTCAAGGGCCATCAGCACGGCTTGGAGCGCTGGGTTCTCCACCGGAACAGGATCATTGAACACCACCATCACTCCGTCGCCTGCGTATCGTTCGAGCGTGCCGCTGTACTTGATGATCTTCTCGCCAACGGCCGCGTGGTATTCGCGAAGGAGGGTTATCACGTCTTCCGCATCGGCGCTCTCGGTGAAGCCAGTGAAACCGCGCAGGTCACAGAAGAGCGCGGTTATCTCTCGACGATGGCTCTCCAGTTGCTTCTCGGTGCCGGAAGCGACGATCAGATCAGCCACCTGTGGAGGCAGGAAGCGCCGCAGCCTTCCCATGCGTTCGATTTCGCCTACTTGGTCAGTGACGCGCTGTTCGAGTTGTTGGTTGAGCTTGGCAAGCTCCTGGGACTGCACTGCTAACTGGTCGGTTCGCTCACGAAGCTCGTTAAGTAGCCGCGCGTTTTCGATGGCAATGACCGCTTGATCGGCGAAAGTTCTTACTAACTCGACTTCGCGCTCGACGAACGGCTCAACTTGTGTGCGAGCTAGCCCAAGGACCCCGATCGGCTCGCCCTCGCGCATCAGCGGCACACCAATCATCGAGCGAACGCCACCCAATTTCGCACTCTCCTTTTCCTCGTAGAGCGGATCGCTCCAAGCATCCTCGATCTGAACCACTTGACGGTCCATCGCGGCTCGGCCGACGATTGTCCCTGGTCCCGGCGAAATTAACGCTTGTTGTTCGTGTTCCAAGTAGGCCGGGGGATCGAAGAGCCCGGATACAGCCGCAAGACGGTAACCCCCGCCCTCCAAGCGGAAGATACCCGAGGTTTTGGCGCGGCAGAGCCGCGCGGCCGTATCAACGACGCTTTGTAGCACAGGTTGAAGTTCGAACCTCGATCTACTGATGACGCCTAATACCTCAGAAGTTGCGGTTTGCTGCTCCAGCGAATGCCGCAGTTCGTTGAGCAGCCGTGCGTTCTCGATGGCTATAACGGCCTGGACGGCGAAGTTCTGCAGCACCGCGATTTCCTTATCTGAAAATTGACGCACCTCCTGGCGATAAATCTGTATTGACCCGAGAAGGGCTTTCTCATTCGAGAGCGCAACGTGGAGCGAAGTCCGAGCACCACCAAGTTCGACCAACGCAACGCGATTTGGCTCTCCGTTCCGGTACGCGTCCGTGTCTTTAAGGTCCACTATGTGAACAACCCGCTCGCCAGCAATAATTCGTGCCGGTCCGGTGCCGGGACCATAGGCAGGCGGATTTTCCCTGCGGTACTGGACATACGCATGGGGCACTCCGCGCATGGCTGCGGTCCTGAAAGAACTCCCCTCGTAGGTGGCCAAAACACCAAACGCCGCGCCGCAAACATGCATTGCATTTTCGATCAACGCCTCAAACACGACCGACAGGTCGCCCGGCGAGCGGTTAATTATTTGGAGCAAATCCGTGGTAGCGGCCTGCTGCTCTAACGCTTCCGTCAAGTCCGCAGTCCGCTGGCGCAGTTCGTTGAGCAGCCGCGCGTTCTCGATGGCGATGACAGCTTGGGCGGCGAAGTTCGCGACAAGCCCGATCTGCTTCTCAGTAAATGGACGCACCTCTTGGCGGTAGATGGTTATCGCGCCGACAACCGTTTTTCCGTCTTTGAGCATTGGGACGGCGATCAACGATCGAATGCCGCCAACCTCCACTGATGCAACAGCCAGAGGATCGCGCTCGATATAGGCGCGCTCGTTCTTTAAATCTGTAATTTGAACTGGTTTGCGTGTCTTAAATGCACGCGCCGTTGGCACCGATGAACTTGGGCTATGCAAAGTCCCAACGCCCCATTTCCCTTGAAAGGCTGCGGGCAACCGTCCATGCAGCGCCGCCATGCGCATCTGACCATTGTTTTCGTAAAGCCAAAGCGTGCCGTAGGCCGCCTCGCAGAGCCGCGTCGCTTTTTCTATGATTGCTGCAAAAACTGGCTGAAGATCACTTGGACTACTGCTAATAAGCCGCAGCAGATCTGACGTTGCCGCCTGCTGTTCCAGCGCCTCGTCCCGTTCGTGAATAAGTTGCTGGACACCAGCTCCCTTGTTTTTTGTTGATTTTTTGGGGTCAACAACCGGGCGCCAAGCGCCGCTTTGCTTCAGCGTCTTTCGGTTTGGCGGTTGGGCAATTTTGCCGCCTGCTTTCGAGCGCTTCTTCATCGCCGTCCCCACAGCTCAGGGAAAGCATCGTAGCCGGTCGAAGGCCACGGCTGGAAGTGACCTATTCCTGTTCGTCAACAGGGCGTTAGGCCGACAAGTGGCGAACATTTTCGGCAACAGACCGTTGTAAGATTAAGGAAGCGATAACTGGCCGAGAGACATGTCCTCATCTGACAAACGCTCCGATCGGTACGATCCCTGGTACACTAAGGTTGCCTTTGGTCTTTTCTTGTGCGTGTTAGTAGGCACGCTTGTCGCACTGTATTCCGGTGTCCCAGTACCGCACTTCATCGTGGCGAGGTAAGACCCGCGTTGGGACGGCGCGCCCTAAATCGCGACATTGTTGGCTCTATGATGCCAACTCCTCCAGCAGCGCCTTCGCCTCCCTCAGATCGCGCGTGTCAAATCCTTCATTGGTTCGATACGATTATGCTTGAACGCTGCGAGCATCCTCAAAAACCCAGCTAGAGCAGGATCGCTGAAGGTTCGGCAAGGTGACGCACAGAATCTCTGGAGCCGCAAACGCATTGCGAGTCACATGCGCTGGGAGCAGCACATAGCTAAAAAATAAAGGGCAAACTTAACGCCACCAAGATGCCAAATCCTAGCATTGCAATTGCGGTGGGATCGTACGCGGGAAATTTAAACATTGGTCTCCTGCACTTTGCATCAAGATCCGTTTAGTGACCCACAAGGAGGCATCATCGCGCGCCGACAAACAACGTCCTGGCTCAGGAGATGCAGCGCCCAAAGACATGCGCACGGTCTGGATCGACGATGCGGCTGAAGGCCGGTTCACATCCCACCGGCGGTTTCGCCAGTGTTGTCACGGCAGGCAATGACACCTTTGAAATTGGCTTGGGCAACATCGACAACCGATCGCCCTTATGCGTGCGATCAACCGAAATGATGTCTGCCCCGGCGCTAGACGCAGCGCCTGCCCCGGTCAGGGCCGCAGCGAGGCCTGCAACTGCGAGGCAGCCGACGACGCCTATTATTGCAAAGCTCCTGCCGGTGCGGGTGAAAAAGTTCCCGCCAACGCGCCGCGCAAATTCA